AGTCGGCAACCGGCAGCGCCACCCTGATCTATTACAGGCTGGAGCCCGGCGAATCCGAGACCAAAACGCAGTTCACGGCTCTCCTCTCTCAGATCATGCGCGGTGGCGCAGTGACCGAAAGCCAGAGAGTGTTCTTCGAGCTGAACGCTGGAGGTGGCGCTGCTGACGACATCAAGTTCTACGCCTACATCACGTCTGCCCAGGTTGCCGTAAGCACCGGTGAGCTCAGCGTGGTGCCAATCCAGTTCACCATGGACGGCGACTTCGTTGAAGTGCTGAGCTGATGACCTTTTACCTCGGTACAAAGGGCAATGTCCGGCTGCGCCGTGGAACAAAGGTGCAGCTGGGCTCGATTGAAGACCAAATCATTCCAGACGACGTCAATATCACTCTCAACAGGCTGAGCTTTGATGGCGCGCTGAGCAATCTGTTGACGGGAGATCGCGTCGACATAGAGACCGACGACCCCCGTGGCCTTGTTTGCTTTCCGCCAAGCACCTGGAGCAACAATTTAGTCAACCAGGGCATCAGCGCTTACGTCAACGTAAACGCGATGGGCGGCCTGCGCTTCTTCAACACGTTTCAAGATTCAATAAACAACGTTAGAGCCAACGAAATACCGCTCGCTGCATTCACTGGCGACCCCCTGCAGATACGGGTGCGCGTGCGCGACGTTGCCTACAACATCCTCGGCTGCGTCAAGGACTACGAGTTCAACACCGACAGAGCCACGATTGACACGACTGCCCTCGACGACCGGTTCAAGCAGCAAATCTCTGCTGGGTTGATCAGTGGCGCTGGACGAATCGCTTGCGCTTTTGACTACAAGACATCGGGCGTCAACGAGACGCCGCTGTTGATGCTTCAGTTGATCCAGCGGGTCGAGATTGGCAGCGAGTTTGACCTTGCTCTTTACCTGACCGACAAGGCCGTCGATCCCAACGTCGATAACATCTTCTACAACCTCACCGCCGTCGTCACCCGCGCCGGCGTGCAGGTGCAAGCCGGCGAGATCATCGACTGCTCGATTGACTTCGTCACCACGGGGGAGGTTCAGCTCGTCTTCGGCAAGCCGTCCGAATACATCCTCAAGGAAGACGACGACCGGATCGAGCTGGAGCAGTCGCTCGACTTCCTCCTCCAGGAGATCGACGATTAGCATGGCCCATAGCACTGGCGCGACACGGAGCTAAGCCTTGGCCGACCAACGGATCACCCAGCTCACAGCCCTCACCAAGGCAGGCGTCGCCGCGACTGACGTCCTGCCTGTTGCTGATGTCTCTGCGAGCGAGACCAAGAAGGTCACAGTTCAAGACCTGGTGGCGGCAGGCGTCGACCTGATCAATGCTGGCGAGATCGATCTCGGCAAGCTGGATCAGAGCAGCGCGACGAAGCTCACCACGGCTGCGCTTGCCGACGATTCGATTACCGCAGCCAAGCTGGCGCACGATAGCTCTATTGCCGCGCAGACCACCGCGCCTGCAGCTGACAACTTTGAAGGCAGGGGCTTCTTCAACACGAGCTCTGGCAACCTGCAGGTTTTCAACGGCGTCTCCTACCAGCAAGTGGTGATGCCCACCGCTGGCATAGGCGATGCTCAAGTGACGACTGCCAAGCTGGCAGACGGGTCAGTCACCACGGCCAAGGTGACGGCCCTGGGCACAGCGGCCTACGCAGACAGTTCGGTCACGACCGCAAAGCTCGCAGACGGCGCCGTTACCGGTGCAAAGATTGCGGCCGACACGATCACGGCTGCTCAAATCGCCCCGAATGCCATAGGCGCCTCGGAGCTGGCTGACAACTCTGTCGACACGGCTGCAATCCAAAGCCTTGCTGTTACAGAGGCCAAGCTGGCAGGTGGCGCCGTCACCAACACAAAGCTTGGCGATCTCTCGGTTACCGACGCAAAGATCGCCAACACGACAATCAGCTACGCGAAGCTGAACCTTGCCGATGGATCGGTCCCAGGCGCCAAGATCGCCACGGATTCCATCACGAGCACGCAAATCGGCGCCTCTGCCGTTGGCTCTTCGGAGCTGGCGAGTGCCGCCGTCACAAGCGTAAAGCTGGCCGATGGCGCAGTCACCTCTACGAAGCTGAGTGCCAACGCAGTCACCACCAGCAGCGTTACAGACGGAACCGTTACCACGGCAAAGCTGGCAAACAATGCTGTCACCTACGGCAAGCTGCAAGCCACAACGACCACGAACATCCTGCTTGGGCGAAGCTCAGCTGGTGGAGGAACTGTCGAAGAGATCCCGCTGACGGCTGCCGGTCGGGCATTGCTCGACGACGCTACCGCTGCCGATCAGCGAGCCACCCTTGGCCTGGGGAGCCTTGCGGTTGCCACCGGCACCTGGGTCAACGGCTCTTCCTTCTCGGGCACCAGCTCCGGGACGAACACCGGCGATCAGACGATCACCCTGACTGGAGCTGTCACTGGCAGCGGCACCGGCTCGTTTGCGACCGCCCTCTCCGACGCGGTCGTCACCGAGACCAAGATCGGCACTGCGGCGGTCACGCAGGGCAAGATCGCCGACGACGCGGTTTCTGCCGCGAAACTGGCAGACCAGTCTGCCGTGATCGTTCAGGCCAATGCTCCGAGCGGCACTGGCGCCTTCATCGGCCAGCAGTGGCTGAATACCAACAACTCAATCGAGTACACCTGGGACGGCGTTTCCTGGGTACGCCAGGCAGGTATCGGCACGATCAATATCACCGATTCCACGCCGATCGCGATTGCGGTCACGTACCCAGACGCCTACACCGCCACCCTGACCACCACGCTGGACACGCAGGCAGCGGCGACGGTGTGGGCTGGCCCGGCGACTGGCGCGAACGCAGAGCCGACTTTCCGGGCACTGACACCCACCGATCTTCCTGACGCCACCGCCAGCACCAAGGGCATCATCCAGCCCGGCACGGGCCTGTCGGTGACCAGCGGCGTCCTGAACCACAGCAACGTCGTCACCGGCGCGACCGTCTCCGGCATCACCTTCGATGCTCAGGGTCACATCACTGCTGCCACCGCCCTGGTGGCTGACAACATCCCGGTGCTGGATGCAAGCAAGATCACGACGGGCACTTTCGCGACCGCTCGGCTTGCGGATGAGTCGGTCACTGCCGCGAAAATGGCGAACTACGCCACGGCGCAGATCGGCGAAAGCTTGCCCGTCCCCGATTTCATCGGCCAGATCTTCTTCAACCCGCTCGACAAAGCCTTCTTCCTTTGGGACGGCAACGTTTGGCAGCCGATCGGCATCAGCCAGGGTGCCATTGTCTTCGCAGGCACCTACAACGCCAACACAAACCTAGTCGCGTCGACCACCACCGAGGGTGCTGCGATCGGCTTGAGCGTGGGCCAGCCGCTACCTGCAGCCACGCAGACCAACCTCGGCTACTACGTCGTCGTCTCGACCCCTGGTACAGGAGTCTCGCCTGCTCCAGCGGTTTCTCTTGCGCCACCCGACCTGATCCTGTCGAGCGGCAGCCTCTGGTACGAGATCGATGTCTCGTCCACCTATGTCGCTCAGTCGGCGGCGAATGTCAGCTTCACGCCCGCCGCCCAACTCGGCAGCACAACGGTCCAGGCGGCGCTTGAGGAAGTCTCGACTGAGTGCCGCAACGCCGACAACATCACAAGCGGCACGCTGCTCGCTACCCGTGGCGGCACCGGGTTCGGCACTTACGCGAAGGGCGATCTGTTGGCTGCAACAGGCGCCACTGCTCTGGCGAAGCTCGGTGTTGGAACCAACGGCCAGGTGCTGACAGCGGACAGCACCACGGCGACCGGCTTGAGGTGGTCTGCCGCCACCAGCGGCACCGTCACCACTGTGACCAGCAGCACTGCGGCGCTGACCATTGCGACGCCGACCACCACCCCGGCACTGACCATCCGCTCGGCCACCACGTCGGTCAACGGGATCGTGCAGCTGAGCGACAGCATCAGTACGACCAGCTCCACACTGGCCGCGACATCCACGGCGGTGAAGACCGCCTACGACCTTGCCAACGCCGCCCTGGCTCGCACGGGTGGTGTCATCACCGGTGCGCTGGAAATCGGCAACACCGGCTCGCTGGTGTTTGAAGGCGCCACGAACGACGGCTTCGAGACCACCTTGACCATCGCGGATCCAACTGCTGACAACACGATCACCCTGCCCAATCTCTCGGGCACCGTGGCGCTGGCCAGTCAGCTCGACGACGGCACCTTCTGAGTAGATTGAGTCAATAACTTCCGGCCCCGAAAGGAGCGTTAAGGAATGCCTCTCCAGCACCTGCGGTCTTCTACCGCCAACAAGCGCCCGACGCCGGCGTCGATGTCTGACGGCCAACTGGCTGTCAACACGAACCTCGACAGCCCCGGTCTGTTCTTCAAGGACAGCAATGGCGCCCTGGTGAAGGTCGGCCCGGTGCATGTGGGCACGACAGCTCCGAACGTTTCGCCTGCGGTTGGTGGTCAGAGCGGCAACAGCGTTGGCGAGCAGTGGCTGGATACCAGCGGCACCAACCCGGTGCTCAAAATCTGGAATGGAACGGCGTGGGCGAGCGAGGCTGGAGAGTTTGTCAACGCCAGCGGCGACACCATGACCGGTGCGCTGGTGATGGCCAACCAGCAGCAGGTGCGTTTTCGCGAGCAAACCGGCAACGGGACCAACCACATCGCACTGCAAGCGCCTGCAGCTGTTGCTTCTGACAAGGTCATTACGCTCCCGGACGTTACCGGGACCGTCGTAACGACTGGAGACACTGGCAGCGTCACCAGCGCGATGATCGCTGATGGAGCGATCGTCAACGGAGACATCAACGCATCTGCAGCTATTGCAGACACCAAGCTCGCGACCATCGCAACTGCGGACAAGGTCAGCCTGTCGGCCATCAACATAGATGGCGGCACTGACATTGGAGCTGCGCTGGCAGACGCAGAT